TGTTTAACAGGAAAAGGATCAATACTATCAGAGTTTCTGCTGTCCATAACTAGTTTTTGATAATGGTGGAAAAATTTAATAGCCGGATCACTATTTTGTATATGTATTCCTCTATATTTTGCTAAATCATAACATATGTCTAACAAAAATATAGGATCATACAGAGGGAAAGAAATCAGTCGAGGTAATAGACACCTCAACTACCTCCTCTTTAGCTTCAACCTTCTCACCCTTATCAAGCTTATCCTGTATTTCATTTGCTTCGTTTTCTAACTCTTCCGCTAACGATAGAAAAGTAAGTATCTGCTCATCAAATTCAGAAGAATGTGCTACTGTAGGTATATTAACTACTCGCTCGCGTATTTCTTTAGCTTTATTTCTAAAGAATTTAATTGCGTCTTCTGGTTTAAATTTAGGGTCTTTAAACCTTACTGATTCTACTACGCCATGAGAAATCAACTCTGAAAAAGATTCAATTTCCGGTATAGCGGCTAATCCTAACTCATCATTAATCTTATCAATTTTCTTTTGCGCATAGTCTTCGTAGTCATCGTCTTCATCTTTTGGAAGATACACATATTGAGCATATTCAAGCAGATATCTAACATCCTCCGAAACACTATCCCCAAATAAAAGCTCCATGTCTCGTACACGAGGAAAAGTATAACCCTTAGCCTTCCATTCTTCATATTCTTTCTTGGACATTTCCAGTTCTTTAATATCCAATTCCGACTGTCTAACAGTAATATCCACAGCATTACCGTATCTAGAAGTATACTTAAATTTCAAAGGAGACTTAGGATAACTGTTATCGCGAATCCAATACATAATAAAAGTAAGATCAGGGGGCGTAAGGTCACGAATATCGACCGATATACACGCATTTAGAGCATCCAATAGCATTGTATAGGATTTATTAACATTCGCCGCATGAATTTTGCCAAGCATAACAAATTCTAGCGGTCTAAGAAATACTTCTTTGAAATCGTAAGGAATACAGTGAGACGGAAGCTCTTGTCTAACCCATTCATCGCTTAACTTAGAGGTAGCCTTAGCTTCAGGTATCTCGTTGTCTTCTAATGCTTTAGGTTGAATTACATATACTTCTTCTGGCTGGTCTTCTTCTGGTAAATCCGCTAGAGGACTAGCATATTTCTTCTTATTTTCCATCTCTGTAAATGGATTTTTAGGCGTATTTTCAGGCTCTGGTCGTGATATAGAGGCCTTACTAGGAGAATCAATAGTAAAATCATCTTCTACAGGGAATCGCTTCATGATGATTATTTCCTTATATTTGTTAGTATTTTGTTATTATTAATCTTGTTGATCTACGCCATCTACACTAAATAGACAAGCAGTTTGTATTCGTCCTTCTTCGTCTTCATGTGTTAGATTATAAGGTATTTTATCAGTAGGCCAGCATCCACGTATATGATAAGTCAATATAGGGGAATTAGATGTAAGGCTATACATATACGCATACATAGATTTCTTGTATTCAGAAGGTAATCCAAATGTACCATTAGACCTATAGATTTGTTTACGCCAATTATTTAACCATCTGGTAACTTGAAAATCATGGGTTTCATAAAAAACTACAGTAACGCCATCTATATCTCTAAAATCAGGATAAAAGCGTTGAGTACCTTGAAAATGTCTTCCTTTAGGTTGGTTTTTATCAAAAGGAAGCTCTACTGTTTCTGCTATACAATGATAGGGGCCTTCTACATCTGGTACAGATAAAAACCATCTACTAACTAGGGCGGGGTCTTTTATGTTAATAGCGCTAGTGAAGTTTAACACTTTAACCTCTCATAGCATTATACAAATCATTTACATTTCCAGATGTACCATCAATATCTACTTGATCCACATTAAATGTAACTTGAAATTCAACAGGATTAGAATTATCAGAGGTAGCTTCTGGAAACGTAATAACAACGGGGAACATATTTATTAATTTTGCTTCAAAAGCGTATTCACCTACTGTATTAACCATTTTAAAAATACCATCAGCGGCATATTGTTGTTTTAATAAAGAAGTACCATCCGCTGGATTTCTTACTAATTTATACCAAGAGAATATTGATTTAATGTTGTCTCCGGTACTTAGCTCATAGAAACTACAATTCAATGTATTATCAAAAGCGAGACCGCCTCTAAATCCTATGTTGTGACCTAGTAATTTGGCCCTAACATGACCAACGCCCACAGTGGGCAAAGTCACTTGAGTATTAGATAACATTAGATTTTTAGCATTTATAACTGATATGCTAGGAAAATAGAGTTCATGCCTACCTCCACCTAATATATCCGGTAATGAATTTAATTCTGAAAATTTTACAGCCATAGCACAAATAAAAACCCGTGGAAGTTATCCTAAAAAGAATTAACTTCCACGGGTTTGATTTTTACTAAATTATAATTTAATGTTATCTTACTGGCGTATTATTCGCAATAAGTCTGTCATACGAGAACATCGCTGGAATCAGCATAGGAGTAGAGTTGGAACCATCCAACGTAACATCGGAAATTTCCTGAATAAAGAAATTTTCCATACGTAGAGTATTCGCCACAGCTCCCGTCGTATTGTAGATAACCAATGAAGCGGTAGTAGAATAAGTATTCTTATACGCTCCTGAATTACCCGAATCGGTTCCAGCGATAAATTCATGCCAGTTATTAAGGATAGTCCACGACTCAAGGAACGAACCTTCAATATAAGTAACAGAAAGCTGTCGAGGATACATCTTACGGCCACGGAATTTTAGGACGTGCCCATGAAGAAGTGATTCAAATGCTTCGTTACTATACCCCGGAACCTGTGCCTGCTGGCAACGAAGAGTAAGCTCTTGAGTTGATCCACCCAACGGAATGTTAGGTATAATAAGTTCAAACGCTTCCGCACTAATAGTATCGGAAAGATTATTTAACTGTGTAAATGAAACGCGTGCCATAATATTTTGCCTTCGCTATTTAACCTGTGGTTTATTCCAAAGGCTTAATGATTAACTAAGCTGATCGATTAGTTCTTCAAAATTCGCTCCAGTTCTAGTAAGAATGGCACGAACATGAATACCCTTAATAACCTGAACAATCTTTAGGTAAACATCGTAAGCTAACTGTTCAGCGTCAATAACGTCTGGTGTATTGTTGCGGCTATCGCAAACAATACGGTAGTCATAAAGACCGCCCATACCATCTCCACGAGTCATTGGGCGAAGTAATGTATGACCTAATTCCGTAGCCTGAATACGAGTCCATTCAGTATTAGGGTCGAACAATACGTAATCAAGACCATCAGCAAGTCCAACCTTGATACGATTAAGAATACGTCTTGCATGTACCGATGAAAGGACAGTCTTTTTACTCTGTAAGGTTTCTTCACCCATAACAACCGGGCCAACCTTTGGACGATCCTTAATAACGTTGATACCAATTGGGAAAAGTAGTTCTTCCTGTGGATCAGTATAAATATGACGAAGACCAACAGCAAGAGTTACTTTACCGCGATTAAGACCTGCTGGAGCACCAATATTCTGTGTTAAACGATCAGAATACGCGTAAGTAGCACCAACGGGACCGGACGGCGGAATATACCTACGTTCTGCGGTATTGATATCTTCGATTTCTACATCCGGTGTATACATAGCGCCATAGGTAGAATCAATATCAAGCTCAAACATACGATAATCACGAAGATCTTGGGCGTGCTGTCTATCAGACGGAGCATCAAGAATAGCAATACAATCGGACCTACGTTCTGCTAAAGCAACCATTTCCTTCTGTACAGAAATAGCAGTATATCCCGCATTAAGAAGAACATCGACAGGATACTGAACTCGATCTTCAATATCTAGCCAACCCTGTCTAACTTCTGCGGAAGTAACAGATAAACCATCATCGCCATTACGAAGATAACGGACTGTAGTAGGCACAGTAATAGGAGTACCAAACTCATCGTATAAACTATCCGTAAACGATTCCGCTGTCTGTAAGACACGAATATTTAGAGAACGAGTAGAAGCTCTATTAACTACATGCTCAATATTCTGCTGATACCCCATAGAATTAAGCTGTCTACGGAGAGAGACAGTGAATGTTTCAACAGGAAGGTTAAGATTACTACGCTCATACACACGCAGACGGAATGAATGATCTGGATCAACACCCGTCATTACAGACGTAACAACCGAGGCTACCTGAGTAGCACCTCCTGTAACTGCTAAATTATCAAATACTACTGTATTATTACCTGGCTTTTTAGCAATAATAAGTATCGATCTATCATTATTAGACGCGCCAGGCACAGATTCTACTTCTGCGGATTCAATGTCAGGATTAGAATCTAAGGCAGCCGCAAAATCTGCTAAAGTTGTATCGGAATTAGTAGTGTATACGGTACTAACAGCGGTTCCGTTTACATTAACGGATATAGCATTACCGTTAATTAACGGACCCGCAATGGTAAGACGAAAACGCTGACGAACGCCAGGATCGATATTATCGATTACGATACCATAGTTATTTGCCCATTTACCGGGATTTTCAGCAAAAACATCGAATAAATGAGCATTCTCGATTATATCAGTATTTGCTTGGGTAGTTCCAAGTGTAACTTCATAATCAGAAAATTCAATAGTCATAGTCTTGGCGATACGTACCAAGATAGTATGTGGGTCTAAAACAGTCGCTGAGCTACCAACGCCAAATGAGTTTAAAGTGACCTGAACAGCAGCCGCAAAGGCCGACCAAGTGTTTGTATGAGAAATAGCGTATGTAGTAGTAGCTGTTTCAACCGTATTACCGTCAGTAATATCCAGAGATATTACATTTGCTGTAACAAGATCGTCGTCAACAGTTATAAGATAATACGATTCTAAGCCTTCTGCATCATAACCATTGTCTGTGCCTGGACCATCCACAAAGAATAACGAATTGTTAACATTATCTTTAAGAACGGATAATTTAGAATATTTAGCATCTTTTGTAACTCGATTAACAAGGAGCTGCTTACTCTGAGTCATAAAAGATGTAGCGGTATCATGGCCAAATCCAATAGTAGGATCAGCTACTAATCCATATAAACGCCGAAAATCTTCATCAAGACCGCTCTGATAAGTAGGCTTAACAGGACCACGCTCGAAAGCACCAACAATAGCTCCAGTAGTTCCTTCAATTACTGTAACTCTCTGTGTAAGATCGAGGGTGGTAATTTTAACTGATGGCCTAAGAAAAATAGGTAAGCCAGTCATTATTGTATACCTCTAGGTTTAAACTATCAACGAAACATGTTGTAAATTACTTTTTCTTCTTATCGTCCCATTTATCTTCAGCTTTATCTTCTACCTTAACAACAGGCTTAGGCGGATTCTCAATAATACCAACCCTAATAAGGTCCTTAACACTAGGAGAAATAGATTTAAAGTATGTAGAAGATGGCACACTGGTAAGTAAAGACGAATTTATTTTAACGATCCCATGGGCCGGAACTACCAATTCCTCGTTATCCTTTAGAGGGATATTTTTAGAAATAGGCATCTTGTTCTTAACGACATAAATCGGAAATTCTTCAATAAGAGATTCAAACGGAGTTTTCATTTAATATTTCTCCTAAATAGCTAAACAACGAGATACGATATAGTCGCTGGCAGCGTTATTGGGTTATTAGCGGGATTAGTAATTGTAACTTCACCCTCAAATGGTAGAACCACCAAAGATTCCTTCACAAGAATCTCAAATTCTTCATTCGCTGTGTTCTTAAACTGAATTAGTATTTGAGGACTTACACTACAAATAAACAGCTTATTTACAGTAAGTTCAACAGGTGAATCTCCCGGTAACATTGATTCTTTAGATAAAGAATGAAAATTTATATCAGCAAGCGAAAAGGAAGAATCCATAAGGACGGTCTTCCTTCGCTTATCAGTAGAAGTTGTGACTAAAGAAGTAACTATGGCTGGCATGGGAAATTATCCCCTGAATTTAGCGGATTCTTTATTAAAATAATCTGTGTAATTAATAGTTTGCGAAAGGTCCATATATGGACTACCTTTAAAAAATACTTCTTCATTATCTGCTTCTGTAGTATTGAATACTATGTTACGAATCATTCTATGCTCTTCTACATATCCAAGATATGTTTTTAGAATAATTACAAATTCATATTCATAATATTCACCGGCATCATCGGAGGTTTCTACCATAGATATAGAATTGTCTATGGTAATAGAGGTTTCTACTACAAAACCTTCTTCGCCTTTCATTACAAATCCGACTCTAGGAGCGTTATATAGAAGGATATGAGCTAGGGAAATCATATCGTCCATACTATCAGACTTGAAATAAAAGCCTAAACCTACACGTATTCTGCGTAAGTCTTCCATTGTAAATTTGCCGGTAGTCACGTCTCTTTTTGTTATATAACCTTTAGTAGCCCTATTCTTTTTAAGGGCTCCTAGTTCTTCATCAAGAGACATTTCCACTATAGCGGAATTTAATAATGGGTATTGTACCTTAGTTTTATCTTTAGCGTAAGTTTCTCTATCTAAGGAAGCTTCTAGCTGCCTAAGATACCTTCTATTACCAACCATTTTTCCAGTAAGCGGACGCTCGTTATCTAACGACCATTCTTTATTAATCCAGGCTAATACCTGTTTTAATGAAAAATTAAGTATACCGCTTTTCTTTCTATGGTCAGACATATTAAACCTAAACAAACATCTTGGAGATCATATCATGAAAGGTTTGCCTAGCAACATCTTCAGACATGGCTGTTTCATTATCTAATAAAGCATCTAAATTAGTAGTATCTTCGTCTACTTCTTCATCATTGAAACAAGCATTCTCAAGAATATTTTCTACTGGAATACCGTCATTTACAGTAACAATCTGTAAGCTATCCTCTATATCTTGAGGTTCCATATTCTGAAGTTCGTCGAGAGCTATTTCCATCATATTCATGGCAATATCGCGATTATCCTGCTTACAGGAATCACACGCAGCAACCAACATAGCCTTTACTTTATTAAGATTAACAGTCATGTTCCCTATCCCTAGCACAAATAAAGGGTGGGAGAATAATCTCCCACCCTATTATCAATGAAATTAGTTACGCTTACCACGAGCAACCGCTTTCGCATTACCGAGAGTAGCCGAAATAACTTCATTAAGCGACCAACCACGAGCAGGAACAAACTTTTCATACTCATCAATTGGGGTAGCATTAACAGGACCGCGATCCGTATACGCACCAAGGAACTCTGGGCTACCGCAGACGAAGAACTCACCGCGCTCCAGAACCTGAAGGTTACGATCACGATAACCATCAGTAATGATAGACATGCCGAGAAGATTACCGATACGGCCAGTCTTGATGATTTCCCACTTAGTAACCGGATCAAACCACTGCGAGAAATTCGAACCACCGATAGCGTCATTGATAAGATCAATGGCTGCAATACAAGTGGTAGCAGGAATACGCCAACGATCAACGTTTTCCTTAACCGCAACGAGATTGGTCTGAGACCAAGTACCGTTGAAGTAGGTAACATCGTTATAAATACCATCAGCGGTACGCATCATACCAGTAACGTGCTTATCTTCCTGAACAAAAATCTGTTCAAGACCTTGGAAATACTTTTCCTCAAGAACGTCGCTATTACCCTGATGAATTTCAATCAGTTCAACGCGAGGAGTAGCAGTGACATAGAACTCCTCTGCAAAGAGATATGTGTCACGAACATACTGCGGGTAAATCATGCCAACGCCGCGCGAACGGACGGCAGTAACATGACGTTCCTTAATACGAACGCGAGGAACC